TCACCAACTGCTCTCACCATTTGTAGTGGAACATATGGGCAATAGAAAGTACCAGCATCATAAGGTGAAGTACCTTTATATCCAACAACATAGTATTGACTTGCAGCTACATTGGCAGCATATGGGTCAACATATACTCTGTAACGACCATTCATTACACCAGCGAAAGTGTTTTGAGTGTCATCTACTTGTAAGTTGTTGTTTAATGCAGGAGTGTAATCTAAAATACCAGCCATTTGTAATGCAGAAGCAACATCAGCAGAACATAAGATAATGTTACCTTTGCCTCTTCTTGTTTTTTGACCGATAGCGTTAGCATCTCTTTCTATTTGGAACATTAAACCTTTGAATTTTTCAACAGACCATCTACCGTTAGAATCTGTGTCTAAATCAAAAGTACCAGCAGTAGTAGTGTTTACAGCAGCACCTTCAACAGCAGTTCTGTAAATTCTTCTTACTACTTCTCTGTTGATTTCAGCAAGAATCTCAGCAGATAGAATGTTAGCTAATTCTGTTTCAGCATCAAGACCGTGAATTGCTTTTAAGTCTTGAGCAAGTTCCATTGTGTATTCAGCTTTTAGAGCTCTTGATTTCGCAGTAACAGTTGATTTCTCGATTGAGAAAGCCATTTGAGCGAAATTGTTTTGAGAACTATCACCTAATGCTTCAGCCTGTGCAGTAGTCATACCTTGTGAAAAAGTATAAGTACCTTCTGGTGAATCATTTAACACACTTGGGTTAGTACCTTGTTGTGCAGATGTTAGTCCAGATGATGCGTTATCAGCAGAATGTTCTGCATCAGCTTCATCTACTAATGCTTCAGCACCAGACTGGTCATCGAATCTTGAACGCATTGCGAAGATTAAACCAGTTGGGCCTGTCATTGGTTGCACACCACAAATGTCATATGCAATCAAGTTTGGCATAGCTCTTCTAACTAATGAAATTAAAATTGGGTCCCAGTTAGCTAATGGGTTTGCACCCGCAGCTGTAGCATTTACTGGAGTTCCCTCTGTCAAGAAAGCAGCATCTTCTTTAAGTGCCTTTTCTTGGTTCTCTAATATAACAGTGGTTACGGCTCTCTTATACGCATCGTTGATTTTTGGCAAATCAGGATGGTCTAATACGGGCTGCCACTTTTCTTGTAAATGTTGTGTTTGAAACATTTTGTTTCTCCTTATATCTACTTTTATTTATATAATTTACTTATTTACTGCCCTTTTATGGGTTTTTTGAATCGCAGCCGTGTATGCCGCCATTGCATCAGAAGAATCAATTTCGTTTTCTGTATTTGTTTCTTCAGACAAAACCTGTTCTTTCTTCTCTTCAGAAGGGAAGTAAGAATTTTTTAATGTAGCTAGTTTATCTTTGAAAGAAGCTTCATCAGCAAATTCAACATCTTCAGTTAAAGATTTAAATTTTTCTTTTTCTGTTTCAGCTAAACCTTTTGATACTTCAGTAATCATAGATTCTCTGACTAGTTCACCGATTCTATTGGATTTAGTTTTAGTATTTTCCATTAGGTCGTTAACTTTTTTCTTTAATTCATCAATCTCTAAAGATTGTGCTTCAAGAATATCGTATTTTTCATCAGGAACATCAATGTAATGGTCTTCAAAAAGATTTTTTAAACCTGTGATAAAGTCTTCAGCAATTTCGCCTTTTAGACCTCTTTCAATCGCAAGTTGATTTTCTTTTTTCCACTCTTCAGTTACATAGTTTAGATAAGAGTCAACTTTGTCAACCATATCTTCTTTTGCTTCTTGAAGTGATTTTTCGTGGTCTTCTTGAAGAGTATCTTCAATCTGTTTGATTTTAGATGATACTGCAGCTTCAAAAATTGTAGAAGCTTTTGATTTGAAGTCTTCAGAAAAGTTTTCACCTTCTACTAAAGCGTCAACATCTTTTTTGACATCAACTTTATAGTATTCTTTTTTAACTTTTTCTTCTACTTCATCATCATCTTCTTTTTTACTATCATGAGCTACTTCACCATAGTTACTTTTCATCATAGTTTCCATGGCTTTGTACATTGCTACTAATTTTTCTTTTTTCATTCCGTTACCATGCTTCATCATTTCTTTCATTTTATCGATTTCAGCATGTAACTTTTCTTTAGTCATGTCTTCAGGCTTTTCTTCCATGTCTTCTTCTTTACCATGGTGACCCATGTTTAGAACTTTCATGTCTTCAGCCATAACTTTTCTTTCGATACCGTGTTTGAATTGTACATCGTACCACTCAACAAATCCGTTATCATCAGGAATAGCATGTGATTTTAAAATTGGTTTACCTTTTCCAAAAACTGGATGTTCTACAACAGTAGCACAATCATGGTCTTTAGAATGGCATAATTTTCTGATTTCGTCATCAGAGTAACCTTCAGCTTTTATTTTGTCGGCTTTCTCTGGAGCAACTGCACCTTTAGTAGGAGCGGTTGAATCTTTCTTGACTTTTTTAGCTGCATCAGGCTTACCAGCCATATTTGCATCTTTTTCAGGTGTAGGACCAGGAACTTCTTCAGGCTTTTCGCCATCTTTCATTTTGGGCATAGGGTCTGCTTTACCAGAACCTTTAGTAGGAGCATCGTGAGCTGCTTCTTCTAATTCTGCCGTTACTTCCTTTTCCAACTCCTCAATAGTTTGGTCTAAATCGGCCATTGGCTTTCTCCTTATTATTCATATATTTATTTATAGTTTTATAACTTTTTAAGAAACTTTGCAAACGCTAAAGATTGTATACCTGGTATTTTTTTACGCACACCAGTTTCGATATCGTTTACTATCTCTTGAAGTTCAACTTCTTTTAGAAGTCCGTTATCCCAAATCCACTCTTTACCTTCCATAATACCTTGAACAAAGGCATTTGGTGCAGATGGGTCAGCGACTATATCTGCCGCAGCTGCCAACATAAAATCTGGTTTTACATAATTGGCACCATTCTTTTGTTCTAGACTACCCATACCTCTAGATGATACTCCAAGTTTACCACCTTCGTCCATAATGTTTTTAACTATTTTACCCATAGGTGTGTCCATAATCTTGGCTTCACCTATAAAGTCTTTACCATCTTGTTTTAAAGAAGTAACCATGTGTGATACTCTATCTAGATTAACAGTTGGTCCTTCTGGGTGTCCTAGTTCGCCATATGCTCTATTTTCATCAACGAACTTCTCATTATATCTTTGGATTTCTTTTTGTAAAACTTCAACAGGATAAACTCTACCATTACGGTTCTTGATACCACCTTGCATAAAGACACCTTTAATCTTGTAGTTTCTTTTACCGTTATCGTCTTCTTCTTTTAAAAATTTTACATTTTCTAATGATTCAGATATGAGTTTCATAAATCTTCCTTATGTTATATTATTATAACCAGAAACTTTTCTTAATTTCATTATTACATAACCAACACAAGCACCATCGTTTTCCATATGTATATCACCAGATATACCACTTCCAGCATTGTTAGTAATTGGTGGTAATTGTTGACTACCAATGTTAAAATTACCATTACCATTTAATGTAAGTGCAGTTGTGTTAGATGTTGCGTGAAATTCTATTTCAGTAGTTGAACTTACACTCCAGTTACAAGATACAATCGCAAGTCTAGGATTTGTTGAGGCTCCAGCAAGTCCCGATGCATCTACAACTTCAAGAGCAGTTGCATTTGTTCCAGTAATAAGAACAAGAACTACTGTTTCAAAATCTGTATCTTTTAGATTTCTTACTGTATAAGCCATATTACTTTCCTATTGTTAACATCTCTCGCTCAAAATATTTCATTACATCATTTTTTTGAACTTTGAATTTTTTTGAGGCTAATTCTATTGTTTTCTCAAAACTATTTATAAAATCTGAAGGCTTGGAGTCCATAATATTGAAAATGTAATCAATAGCATTCTTCATTTTAGGTGTTAACCTTTTATATTCTTTTGATTTCTTATGTTCATCTTTCTCAATTAAAGTTGAATATAAATTATCAAACCTCTTCATCGTTTGCCTCTGTATCAGATATATGTTGTGTAACCATATCTTTAGAAATAATTTTTCTTTCATTCTCTAAAGAATCACCAACTTTGTCTGACATTACACTTTTAAAATCAGCTTCGGCACCTAAATTATCACCTTTAGTGATATTATCAATTAAATTATTTATTTTTTCTTGACTCATTATCTTCTCCTAATTTATGGTCCATAAGGCCGTTGTCATCTTCACCACCACCTTCTTGGTCAATTTCAGTATCCATAGATTCTATTTCTTCATCAGTAAATTTAAGAACATTTTTCTTAACCCATTCTTTTGAGAAATAAGTACCTACATAACTTTCGACCTGTCCTAACATTTCAAGTCTTTCTCTCATCAACTCTGCATTTTTAAGTTCAGTAAAGTTATTATCTTGTAGAAAGTCATATTGAATATGTTCTTTCATATTTTTCCATTCTTCGTCTGCTATCACACCTTTTAATACTAATTGTGTTCTTAACATATCTGTAAACAATACAGAAAACTTTTTTCTTAATCTAGCAACAAACTTTGTAAATTTAAGTTCATCTCTAGTGATTTCAGTAGAACGACCTAATGAGAATTGTGATTCTGCTTCTAATCTAGAAATAGGTACATTAAGTGAACGATATAGTTTTCTTTGAAAATATGTTATATCATCAATTTCGCCAAGATTTTGTCCACCTGGTAATGTAGTAATTTCTGTTCCTCTACCACCTTCTCTTCTTGGTAACCAAAAATCTTCTAACATACTCATTTGATTTCTATCGTCACGAATTTCACCAGTAGATGCATCATATACTAGTTTGTTACGATAACGATTCATAACATCTCTTAAATATTGTTCTGCTTTTATTTTTGGTAAATTACCTACATCAATATAAAATATTCTTCTTTCTGGTGCTCTTGAAATACGATATATTACAACAGCATCTTCAATCATTCTTAATTGATTGACAGGTTTGATTGCTTTATTTAGATATGATAAAACAGTACCTTTATGCATATCAATAAGTCCTGAAGGACAATATGTTACAGAATCTTCTGTTAATCTCATACCAGTAGAAGTATTATTTAAATGACTACCTGAAGGATTATACAAGTAATATGATTTAGCATCTTGAACTACCTCTACATTACCCTTTCTACCTTTTTGTACTTCACGAACTTTTTTAATTTTTCTTGGGTCTACATATCTAACTTGTTGTAAACCTTTTTGTGGATTTTTAGGGTCAATCACTTTATGATAAAACAATCTACCATCTACATACCATCTTCTAAAAATATCATGAGCTTTAGTATCAAAATCTAATAATCTTAATACATTTTCAAATTCTTGTCTAATTCTATTTTTAATATTTTGTGAATATTTCAAATTATCAAGAGATATTGAAACACACATATCTCTTTCATCAGAAGCAATAGCTTCACTAACGATATCTTCTATCGCACTATCACATTCTGGTTGTATTGCTATATCTCTATACCTACGAATGAGGTCATCTTCGGTCCTAGAACGACCGTCTGTATCCATTACTGCAGAGTAGAACCCACCACTAACGGCATCATATGTGCCATCATCAGTAGCAGGTTCAACCACTGAAATATTGTCTTTATCTTTTCTTTTTATTTCAAAACCAAAAACATCAACCATAAATAACTCCTACTTTATATTATTTAGTAGAGTTATAGATTGATGCCAGATACTCTAAATGTGTCATAACGCCAAGTAATTTCAAACTCTTCAATTGCATCGTTAGTATCGTATGCAAGTTCAATAGGTCCGATTCCTCTAGGGAAACAACCCTCTAATGTGTATTGATGAAGAACAGTATCATCTCTATCTAATTGTTGTACAATCATATCAACTCTGTAATCAGCTGGATTTGTTGCACCAGTATTGTTTACAGTATCGTTAATACCATTCATCCATCTTTCCATTTCTCTTCGAATTGAAAAGTCTGTGTCATTGAATACAGTTGTTGTCCATTCAGCAAATTCTCTTTCACCAGCAACATATAAATTTCTACCTCTGAAAGGAACTGCGATTTCTGTTAGTTCTTGTCCAGGTAAACTTGTTGCTTTACATAAGAATGAAAATTGTTCTGTATTTATAGCAGCAGTTACTACACCAACAGGTGGTGGAAGAATAACTCTAAACTGATTGGCTCTTGCACCTCCACCAGCGAGTCTAGCTTTAAAATCGTTAATATTAGCCATCTTATCCTCCTACCTCTGTAAATGCAACGCCTGTTCTAACTGCGATAAAGTTAAGAGTAATGAAGTTAATAGCTCTTGCAGGTTTAATAAAGATATCTGCAACGAACTCGTTTCTATCAATGACTTCACCAGTATTGTTTGTTTCATCAGAAACTACTTTGAAATCAGTAATACCTCTTTTACCTTGTATATCTCTCAAGAAAGGCTCTACTAAATTTTTAAATTGAGCTCTTGTAAATTCATCGTTGAATTCAAAGAGTTGAAATTTAGCTGCGGTTGCTATTGCTTTTTCTAAAATAATGAACAATCTTCTAACATTGATTCTATCAAAAGCACTTGGTTTTGATAAACCAGTCTTATCACCAAATAATACAGTACCTTGACCTGGGAATGTAACAACTGGGTTAATTCTTGCCTTGTACAATGTATCTCTTTGTGTTTGTGTAGGAACATAAGGTAATTTTACAACACCTTTGATTTGGCCTCTATTGAAACCACCAGGTGAGAAAAATGCCTCTGCAACTTGTTCTGTTTGTGCAACAAGTCCTGCAACATCACCATTAAGAGGAACATATCTATACACATCATTGAATCTATCGTACATATATTTGTAACCAGAGTCAAATACTGCATAAGATGAACTTGTTAGTGTATCAAAGAAATTCTTTACATTTACTGTAATTGTTTCTTGATTAGGTACACCAACTACATCGCTTCTTTCAGGTGATATAAATGTCATACAATCTTTTCTGTTTTCTGATATTGTAATTAAGTTGTTTGCAAGTGCTTGACCAGCCTTTGCAGCCATAATTAAATTTACATCTTCAGATTCAGCATCTTTGAATTTATTATATGCATCTAATTGTTCACCAGCAGTAACTGCATAATCATCAGTTCCACCAGTAAGTGTAGAAGTTGATATTGAATTTACAGATGCGGAAGATGCTAATAAGTTATATGCAGTAACACTTTGTACTGATGCATCAGATTTAAGAGTAATACCCCAATCACCAGAACCATCAACCATTGCTGAAATGTGATTTGTTACATATATGAATTGTGATTGTTCATAAATTCTATCTACATAGAAAATTGAATTACCAGATGAATCTGTTGCCTCTGGATTTTTTGATAAGAAAGCATATGTTTCTAATACTGAATTTGTTCTTTCACCAGCAACATCGTTATCAAATCCAGTTTGTGCACCTGTTGAGTCATATACAACTATGTGTAATTCGTCATCAGAAATACCTCTTGCTGTAGCATGGTCTGAAGTTCCAGGTTCACCATCAAATAAATCAAAAAATCTCCAATATTTTGTAATAAATGAGTCATCAGCTAAATCTGCAATTAAACCCTTTCCAGCAGGGTCATCTAATTGTCTGATAGTTATTGTTTCTGCTGATGCATCAAGAGCAGATATTTCGTATCTGATTCCCTCGTGTCCACTTGCAAAAGTAGTACG